CCTGCTTCGGCCATGTTACCCTGTCAAGTCTTTAAGAGGCCACGTGGCTAGAACCTAATGTTCAGCCCAGTGGAAATCTGCCCGATGTTGCTGATAGTCACGCTGTTTCCAGGATACAGCGTCGAGTGAATCCACTCAACCTGAAAGACACGCCAACTTACATTACCCGTTAGGACTGTATCCAACCCCCCCTTAATACCAACACCGAAGTGAGTCGACCCCGTGGAAAGGCCAGTCGAAGTATCAATAGAGCGAGTCACTCCAAAGTCAGCGCCGACGAATGGCTGAAACACTTGTCCGTTGAGTAGATTCTTATTGGAGTATTGAAAATGTGCAACGGGACCGCCTCCGGCGAAATAGCTAGACGGAGTTGACATAGTAAAGTAGCTGCCACTTCCTGAAATAGCGAACTTATTGGAAGGGTCATGCCACATCGGAACATCAAGCGAGCTAAAGAAACCATTATTCGTCGGAGCGTTGCTGATGTAAGAATAACCCGCAGAGAGCTGAATCGCATATCCCGGAAGAGTTGGAGCAGGAGCGGGCGTCGGTGTTTGAGCCCAAACAAGACCACTACTTAGAAACAGGAGTGTCAATACCACTAGAAACCGTCGAATCACTTGTTCCTCCATTCGTTTTAGGAGAGCTCGCTAAAGCTCTTCCTGTTATAAGACCGAGCAGCGCACCGATAACCAATTTCTGATTATCAAGCATCGCCGCCATAAAAGACTGAACGACAGGGCTGCTTCCCAATGCCCCGTCATGATGCGACAAGTAAAAAACCGCGTGCCAGCCTAAAAACGTGAAATACAAGACAAAGAACGCGAGCAGAAACTTGTCGAAATGATTCTTAATCAAATCCCACATTTCCTGCCTCCTTTTTAAGAGGCCGGTGTAGTAGGGACCAGGGCCGCAAGCTCCGTCTGAGCGGCTTGAATAGCAGTCAGACTCGAACTGAGGCTTGTGTTAACAGAGTCCAAAGTCGGCTGGTCGATAAGCTGACCTGCCTTCAGACTCGCTACAAGGGCTGAAACCGACGTCGCTGTAGCCGCGAGCGCGTTTGCAGCAGTCGCCAGAGCGGTTGCTGTGTTTGTTAGGTCTGTCGATGTTGACATCAATTTTCTCCAGAGAATAAGATTTACTACGACTAAAAGCCCAGTTGCTATTAACAGATACAAAATCATTTGCGACCACGTCCTACGGTCTGTCCCGTTCCGGCGCGAGTCTTGTTCCAAATCTTTGCTGCTCTACGCTTTGCGGCTTTGAGACTCATATGCTTCTTGAGTTTGTCGCGAATTTCTTCATAGCCTTTAGGCATCAATTCACCCCCGCTGAATACGGCATATTAACACGCCGAGCACCCTGCTGATTCGCAAGCAAAGCCTTCACGTGGTCCTCATACCTCTGAGGCATCTTGATAAGCTGAGGCATGTAGGCAAGAGCATCGAGTTGGTCTACAAAGCGACCGCGTGGGAAGGTAGTGTATTCACCCAAGAAATCCTGATATTTGCGTTGTGTGTAGAAGTTACAGCCCTCAAAAATCGGGGCCATGACGTTTCGAATACGCCATTCCTTCTTGCGAGTAAGCTCACCATCCGGGCCTTCAACTTCGCCTTTCAGGGGGATAATACGCAGAAACTGCGACTTCATCTTGCAGAGGAACTCAATATGATGCCCAATATATTTCTGGGCCGCAACCGTTTCGACTCCGATTTTAGTAAGTTTCCACTTACCAGCGAGTTCAAAGATTTTCTCGTAAAATTCATCGTAGCCAGAGGCCTTGGCCCAGCAGTCGAGGAGGTAGTAATACCCGTCCGATGACAAACCGACCACCATGATAGCATGACGGCAACGCCCCAGTCCGGCGTTGCCGCTGTGGTTCGGGTCGACTGTCATACCGATTCGGAGGTGAGCTACCTCAAAGTCTTTGCGTACAACGCCGTCACGCACTTCGTGGCGAATCATCTGCTTAAAAGCATTCTCTTGGCAGGGCTCTTCGATAGAAAAGTGCTGGAGCCACTCTTCTCGGAAATCAGCATTCTCAGGAGCGGCGGGGTTGTTGAGGAACTGGCATGAAAAGTGGTAATTTCCGAGCCTTCTACGCCATCTTTCGAGCTTTTCAAGGCCGAATTCTTCAGGAAAGATGGGAGTATCGGCAGGATGGTCGGGACAGCAGCCACCGAGGGCACTGTGGGTTACGACGTTGAACCAGGGCTCAAATTCACGGACATGACTGCTTAAATCGGTGTAACCCCAACGGTTTCCAACGACGAATTCGTCATTTTCGTGGTTATTTTCGTCGGGATTCTCGAAGGCGCCGACAAGAAGTCGGTGATAGTCTATCGTTTTTTCCATAATTGAGATGGATTCGATAGCCTTTCGACCGACAAGGTCGTCTTGTACTAACAGTCCATCGTAGTGACGCGACTGCAATGCGCCACCCACCCCCAGGAAGTCGAAGGTGCCCTCGCCATGTGAAGCTGCGCCAGGTGTCCGTTTATGATGCAGAGAGAAATTGGACCAAGTGCATGACGAATCAGGAAGGATTTCGGGAAATAAGACACGGAAAATGGTGTTAGAGCCGTAGTGTCCCGAGATTCGGGAGCCGAGTTTGGCCGCGTTTGTGATGTTTTCACAAACAAGTAAGTTCCTTGAGTCACGACGGTGCATTCGTTTCATGAATGCAATGAATTCGTCGCCGTATCCATGCTTTCTAAAGAGGTCTTCGTCGCTCGCGCCAAAGGGCAAAGCCCTCCACATTGGAAATCCCTCACTACAAATCGTTGACTTGAAGTGGTCGCGAGGTAGTTCATAAACGTCTTTAAGGTGGTCACGCTCTAAAGACTGACACCATGGTCGGTGAAGGTGGTCGACGAGGCGTCTACGACGTAAAGTTGCCTTGATAAACCAATACAACGAGCCGAGTGAGTTCAACCTCATCTTGGCGAGTTTATCGTCGTGGCTATCAGAGGGGGCTATGACAACCGGCGTGAATCGTTGGATTGCGTCGGTCATCTTGTCGAGAACTACTCGATAAATTCGTTCAACTTATTGCGGAGCCGGCGTAGCGCTTCGTAATCTTTTGCTCCTGAACCTAGGGAAAGATATATCTTTCCCTTCCTACGACTCGTATTTCTTTTAATCAATCGCAACAATTCTTCTGCCGTTTGTTTCATACTAAAAATGACTCCTTCGACACTCCGTACTACGCCGTTTCTTAGGAATCGTCTTCGACGCAAAGCTGTCGGTGATTGGGTATTCAGGATGTGGAGCTACACCCGAACCTGTCGGTGAGGTACGCTTCGGTCGATTAACCTTACCAACCTTCATCTTCGTAGAGGCACTTGGTGATGTGAATGAACCAGCCATTAGTTCACCTTTGTATCCTTATTGTAGTTCGTAGCAATAGCATTTGCCTCAGCAGCAGCCTGGTCTATGATAGCCGCAGGCACTCCGGGAGCAATAGGCTCTTGGTCGGACGAAGTCACAAGTGTACGGTCAGGGTCACGGTCGAGGAGCTCCTTTGCTGCCGCGAGTGCAGCCTTCAAATCACGCCTCTGAGTAACTGTATCCACAAGACACCTCAAAGCTGCGGGAACTGCATTGCGACACTCTTGATGAATCGCCTCCACTTTACCTGCCAAGGCACGGTCCATTGCTGACAAATGCCCATTCATCAACGCAGCTTCGTAATCGATATACTCCTGCGAAGCAAGAAGCTGGGCCAGTCCAGAGACACTCATTCCCAACATTTGGCCTATCTTCTTATCACTGATTCCCGCAATTCTCCAACGCGCAACTTGGGGAATCTTAATGTTAGTCGTTTTGTAGGTGAAGGGCATCGGGCCTGCCTACTTCGTCGGAATAGGAGGCGTCGCTACAGGCGGCGAAACCGGCGCGGGTGGGGGATTCTTTGCAGCGATAGCTACCGCGACCTCAGCCTTTGTATGCGAATCACAGGCTGGGTTAGCCTTCGACTGCCAATCCTCCCTGTGCGACCCTGCCCCACAGACAACACACTTTACTAACTCAGCCATACAAACCTCCAGAAGAGATACACAACGAACCCATCGATCCCAGATAGCTTACCACAAAACAGGAGCGATGTCAAATTTTTCGTGCGCCGTAAGCGATTGTAAAAAAGCCACTTACAAAACAATTAGATAACCTTGTACTCCATAGCGAAGCTGACACAACTGTTAACTTTAGTAACAGAGGCTTCGCCGGAATGACTGTGGTAGAACTGGAAAAAACGAAAAAATTTATTGCGAGGGTATCGACATACTCATCGACACTTTCATTTTTAGGCCCCCACCCTTCGGGCCTCGCGGTGTAGCTGGCCTGCGAACACCTATATTGTACGGGTTGCACAGTGTACGATGTACGAGTCGTACTGGCAAACTAACACCCGACACCTAGCGCATAGTGGGAGGGTTATCACTATGCGTAAAGTAAAGGCTCTTGTTACGTTTCATTTTGCTACAAAAGCAACAAAGCAAGAGCTTCACTTCATTACTGATTGCATCAAGGGTGTGTTAAAAGACCACGGTGCAAAGCAAGTCAAGGTAAAACTGCGCGACTGACCCTCGCGCTATGCGTTAGGAAAAGCACATACCCTCTGCGAGGCGTTCTATGCTACGCATGGTGGGAGGGTTATACCACTATGCTAAAGAAAGTAGTGTTTACTATCGAAGAGCATAAGCTCGTCGAAAGGATACTACACCAAGAGCTTAAGCGCAACGTGCATAGCAGCGATGACCTTGTTATTATCCATATGGCCATCGGTGCTTTGGATAAAGCGAAAACTCTTAAACAGAAGCGCGACTAACCCTCGCGCCATGCGTAGCAACGTACCTCAGGAGGATACTATGCCAAATACAAGTGCAGTAGCGACGTCGCAAGGTACGGTCGCGGAAGTACCGGATTTGACGGTACGCGCCGACCGTTTCTACAACTTCGTTGAAATGCACCGCAAGGACTACTTCGAGGAACACTCACTCGTGTGGTGTCTTGACGAGATAATCACTCGCGGGATCGCGGAGATTACTCGCCAAGTCAAGACCGCACAGGTGCGTCGTGAGCAGAAGGCCGCAGGCGACTTGTTGAAGGAATATAACATGTCTCCCGCAGATGCCGCGAAGTTCCTCAAGAAAGCCTTGGCGGAATTGCACCAAGGCGAAGCCAAACCGACCGTCGTAAAATAGCAAACCAAACGGGACAGAACGTCCCGTAGAGGATATGTGCTAAAAGGGGTGCAACGCACACCCACACACTGTAGGCGTAGCGCACACTACCCCGGCACACATGAAACCTTTTGTGCGCAACGTTCAATGCACGCCTTTATGTTGTGCTCAACACGCTTGTTGAATTTTCGATATAGGGTTTCTATTTTTTATTTTTTTTTTTCATTGAGACTTTAATATGAATTATGCAATTTGACAACGTGAGTGGGTAGGCCGTACTGCGCATACACAGGGTTTGTGTGGTGCTGCGCTAAGTTATTGCAAACACGCTAGTTAGCACGCAGTACTAGGTCTTGACAAACCTATGCACCGTGTGGTACCCTTACAGGGTGATATAGCATTCACACGGTTTGTAGGCTTGTTTCGTACTTCGTACTTCGTAGGTTTTGAGGAGCGATGATGGACAAGCCTAGATTGTCGCCACAGTTTCGTGCAGCACGTGAGATAGTTAGACGTGAGATGAAGTCTTACGACTTGCTATCGCAGCAAGCGAAGCTACGCTATGAACGCAAAGTCGTATCTGCGATTGATAGCAACGCTCTAACACCCAGCTTTACTTGCGGACACGGCGTGTTGTTGTATGAACCGTGCGACAAATGTACACGCACCGTCGAGGAGTGTCAAGTGTATTTAAGAGACGCGCAAAGGCGCGTCAAAGAGCTGTTGAGGATATTGCCATGATTGACAAAGAGACGGCTCTAACACTCGAACGAGGAGACATCGTCCACGCTAACAACGGATGCGCGACTAAGATATACAAATGGCGTGCCTACGGTGTTTGTAAGACGTGGAAGCGTCAGCCCAATCGTTTTAGACTGCCAATCAAGTTCGGTTTGTATCAATATTGGGAAATCAATCAAGACAACGCCTATCTCTTTCATCTTGAATCGGAATGTCCTGCGCTTCGCATAGCGAACACACAGCAAAGCTTTTCTTATGTAGATGTTTCCTAGGGAGTTGTAATGTCTCTTCCACTGAACTACGTTGGTACTCAGGGCGATTGCTGTAAATGCGGTCGTAGAATGTCGATAATCCACTGTCCGACCTGTGGGTCGTTCAAAGTGCGTTATCGAGCTTCTGCGTCTGAAATGCGAGGCGCTACGCGCATCAATCGCTTCGCGTGTTCGAAGTGTGGTCTTGTCTTCGAAGAAGAAGAACAGAAGCAACATTGTGAAGCTCCGTTATATCTCACCAAAGTACAACGCGCAGCCCAGGAGATGGCCTACGTTGCTGACGCACGTTTGCGAGGCGAACCTTTGTCGTCCAAAGAAGAGCATATAGCCAAAGCTATCGATACTGTCGTTGCAGACCCTCCTAATATGCTCACGCCTGAGAAGCTCGCGGAGTTTCGTAAAGAGTGGACCAATCTTGTATTCTCAACACAAGGTGGTCATCGTATAGCCGAGAGTTTCAACGCTTTTGTAGCTCGTAAGCTCAAGGAGGAGAAATAACTATGCGCATCAAGGCACCGTTTGTCTGTTACAAGCCAGCGAGAGATGTATTTTACATCCTAGCTTTCTGTTTGCGAAGCTACCACTTTGTTCAGTCTGTGATAGTTCCTCGAAAGAGAAGCTAAAATGCCAATTCCCATTGACAAACACC